AGGCAAATTTGCAGCTGTAGTAAAAAACTCAACTTTAGGAAGTTGATTAATACTAAACTTAAATTGAGTTGGTGAAGAATAGTCTAGTTTAGTTGGTTGTCTTGATATTGATGTCATAACATTATTTATAATGTAAAAAAGGGACTCCATAAGAAGTCCCTTTTCTGTTTGACAAATTTAAATTTGATTACTTGTTAGCAATATACATTGTTACTTCAAAACCAAATCTCATTTCTTCGTATGATGGTGTATTCCACATGATAATATCTCCTATTATAATATTACTCTTATATAGTATTTTTAAATTGTTTTAACCATACAGAAAATCATTATTTTTACAAAAAAAAAAGGGAAACCGAAGTCTCCCTTTTTAGTTTTGGTTGGTTATTCCAACTCTTGTTATTACATAAGGTTTGTAACTTTAACTCGTCTGTAATACTTGTTAGTGTTACCAGTAATACTGATTGCACCCTCGGCTGTTGCAGCAACTGTTCCAGTATGGAATGGGTTAGCAGCAATTCCGTAACGAGTCTTAAATCCAATTTTTGGTTGGAAAGTGTGCTCACCAACTGCACGAACCATTTGTAATGGAACATATGGGCAGTAGAACATACCAGCATCGTATGGTGATGTACCTTTGTAACCAACAACATAGTATTGTGATGCAGCTACATTTGCAGCATATGGATCAACATATACTTTATATCTACCATTAAGTACACCAGCAAATGTTGTTGTAGTGTCATCAACATTTAAGTTGTTGTTAAGAGCAGGAGCATAGTCAAGAACACCAGCCATTTGAAGTGCAGATGCAACATCAGCAGAACAAAGGATCATGTTACCCTTTCCTCTACGAGTTTGTTGACCGATTGCGTTTGCGTCTCTTTCAACTGCGAACATTAAACCCTTGAACTTCTCAACACTCCATCTACCATTAGAATCTGTGTCAAGGTCAAAGATACCACCAGTTGTTGTATTAGTTTGAGCACCAGCAACAGCTGTTACATAAATGTTTCTAACAACTTCTCTGTTAATTTCTGCAAGAATTTCAGCAGATAAGATGTTTGCAAGTTCTGTTTCTGCATCTAAACCATGAATTGCTTTTAAGTCTTGAGCAAGTTCCATTGAATATTCTGCTTTAAGAGCTCTAGTAACTGCTGTTACTGTGTGCTTCTCAATTGAGAAAGCCATCTCAGCGAATACATTAGTAGATGTGTTATCACCTAATGCTTCACCTTGTGCAGTTGTCATACCAGTTACAGTTTCGTATGTTCCAGCAGATGGGCTGTCATTTAATACAGCAGGGTTAGTTGCAGTATCAGTAACATCACCACCACCAGTTGTACTAGCTTTGTTCTGGTTAGAGAAATCTGGCATAGACTCGTCAGCAAGTGCTTCAGCACCAGTTTGCGAATTGAATCTTGAACGCATTGCAAAGATAAGTCCAGTTGGGCCTGTCATTGGTTGCACACCACAAATGTCATATGCAATTAAGTTTGGCATTGATCTTCTAACTAAAGAAATGAGAATCGGATCCCAATTATCAACTGAAGATCCAGTTGAGTTAGATGGTGCAGCCTCTGATAGAAATGATCTATCTTCTCTTAAGGCTTTTTCTTGGTTTTCAAGAATTAAAGTAGTAACTGCCCTCTTGTAAGAATCGCTGATTTCAGGTAAATCAGGATGTGCAAGGACTGGCTTCCACTTTTCTTGTAGATCTTGTGTTTGATACATTGTATCTCTCCTTATTATTTTCTACTTATTTATAATTTTCTGTTACTTTGCACTATTGCCAAACTTACCAATTGCAGACATATATGCCTTCATTGAATCAGTTGTGTCAATGTCCTGTGCTAGGCCAGTTTCTACATCATCAATAGTTTCAGTCGGTTCATCTTTTTTTTGCTTTGGGAAGTAGTTTTCTTTTAAAGTACCTAACTTTTCACGAAAGGATTCTTCATCAGTAAATTCTACATCTTCAATTAGTGACTTAAACTTCTCAATTTCTGTATCAGCCAAATCGTTAGTTTCCTGACGAATGACTTGCTCCCTTACTAGACTTCCGTTGTTCTTTTTCAAGTCTACTATTTTCTTAACAGACTCGTTCAACTTACTTTCTAGTTCGGTAATTTTTTCTGATTGTGCTTCTAACACATCGTATTTCTCATCTGGTATATCAACATAATGGTCTTCAAATAAAGTTTTTAATCCAGAAATGAAGTCCTCTGCAATTTCACCTTTTAGGCCTCTTTCAATTGCAAGTTCATTTTCTTTCATCCATTCCTCAACGACATAGTTCAAATAAGTATCAACTTTTTCTGATAAATCTGACTTTGTCTTTTGGATATTTTCTTCTAACTCAGTTGAATATTCTTGCTCTAAACGAGTAACTTCGTCACGAATTTTAGATTTAACTGCAGCTTCAAATACTGTTGCAGCTTTCTTCTTAAATTCTTCAGATAAGTCTCCCTCACCATTGATAAGAGCATCAACATGTTCTTTTACATCAACTGATTGAACTCTCTTTTCAATAGCTTCTTCCATATCCTTATCATCTTCCTCGTCATCTTCTTCATCACCATGAGCAGCATTGTTTAATCTATCATACATTGCTTTTAACTCGTCTTTCTTTGCATGTTTCATCATGTGGTTCATTGCAGTCATGTATTCAGTTTTAGTTTTTGGCTCTTTTTCTTCTTTATTGTGTGAAGATTCAGAGATAATTTCCATATCACTTGCCATAACTTTTTCTTCAATACCATGCTTGAATTGAACATCATACCACTCAACATGTCCGTCATCATCTGGAATTGCGTGTGACTTTAAGATTGGTTTACCTTTACCCCAAATTGGGTGTTCCACGACTGTTGCACAATCATGGTCTTTAGAATGGCATAACTCACGAATTTCTTCGTCTGTATAACCTTCTTTTACTTTTTTCATTTTTTCTGGTGCAACTTCACCTTTTTGTGCTTTATCACCACTAACTTCTTTAGAAGCTGCAGCAACTTTTTTAGCAGGTGAATCACCTTGAGTTGGTGACACTACAGCTTTACCTGTATCTTGCATTTCACCATTCTTTTGTTTCTTCATAGGTTCTGCTGGAACAGCAGACTTTTTAGGAGCATCGTGCATGGCTTCGTCCAACTCAGCAATGACTTCCGCTTCTAATTCCTCAATGGTTTTGTCTAATTCATTCGCCATGGGGATTTCTCCTTGTTTTAAGTTATTTGTTAATTTATTTATAAATTATAAAAGTTTTAAAAACCTAGCAAACTCCAATGCATCTTGATTTGCTTGCTTGTTTCGGACTTTTTCATTTATTCTTTTTTTCATCTGCATCAATTCTTCTTCAATTAACACACCATTGTTCCAAACCCACTCTTTGCCTTCCATAATTCCTTGAACAAATGCGTTTGGAGCAGATGGATCTGCGACAATATCAGCTGCAGTCGCAAGATAAAAATCATTCTTTACATAATTCGCACCATTTTTTTGTTCTAAACTACCCATACCTCTTGAAGATACACCTAATTTTCCACCAGCATCCATAAGGTTTTCTACTATTCTACCCATAGGAGTTTTAAGAATTTTTGCTTCTCCAATAAAGTTTTTTCCCTCTGGTTTTAAAGATGTAATCATGTGAGATGCACGCTCAAGATTTACAGTTGGGCCATCTGGGTGTCCTAATTCACCAAATGCACGATTCTGATTAACATAATCTTTATTATATCTGTTTACCTCCTTTTCAAGAACTGGAAATGGATATACTCTACCATTTCTATTCTTTACTTCGGATTGCATAAAGACACCTTTTATTTTATATGTCTTTTCTCCACCATCTTTTTCTTCTGTGATGTATTCTACATCTTCTATGTGTTCTGATATTAACTTCATACTGAGCTTCCTTGTGCGACTTCTTGTATATGAACTCCACCATCACTTCCAGCAGTTTCGTTTATGACTGATATAAAGTAAGAGGTTTGTCCGAAATTGTATTGAAGTGCATTACCAACATTACTTGATTCATCAGTTGCATCTTCCATTGATATAAAAGAACCAGCATCTGAACCTGAACTATCTGTTCCGTCTAATAATGCTTTACCCTCACCATTTCTTATTATTTCCTCTGGAATTACTGTGATTGATGAGCTGGCTTTTAAATAAAAACCATTTGTTGCAGTCACAGTTGTTCTATCTGAATTAAGTGTTATTTTAAAAAATACATCATTTCCACCAAATTCACTTATTCTAAATGAAGAACCTCTTGATAATTTTCCTAATTCTAGTCCATGAGCTGCATCATCACCTAATGTTGAAGCAGTGATTGTGCCTACGAACCTTACTAATTTTAATGCCATGTCTCTATTCCTTACCTAGATTGTTAACATTTCTCGTTCAAAATATTTTAAAAGTTCCTTTTCTGGAACTCTATACTTTTTTGAGGTTGCAGTTATAGTTTTATCAAAACTATTTAGGAAATCTTGAGGTTTAGAATCCATTTTTTTAAAAATGTTATCAACAGCCTCTTTCATTTTAGGTGAAAGTTTTTTATATTCTTTTGATTTTTTATGCTCGTCTTTTTCTACAACTGGAGTATAAAATTCATCAAACTTCTTCGTCATCTTTCTCTACCTGTGGTGTTTTGACAAAATTATTTGCGACTTCTCGTCTTTTTAATTCAAGTGCATCACCAACTTTTTGTTGCATTACAGATTTAAATGAAGTTTCTGCACCTAAATTGTCGTCTTTTGATAATGCGTCTACTATTTCATCTGTGTTCATTCTTCATCTCCTTTATCACTATTACCTCTGGTTATACCATCAGTATCATTTACATTAATTCCACCATCATCTGGGTCTGAATTAGCTTCTTTATTAATTTCTTTTTGCATATCATCAATTTCCATGTCAGTCATATTTAAAATATTTTTCTGTACCCATTTCTTACTAAAGAATGTTCCAACATATGACTCTACTTGTGAAAGTGAATCTAATTGTTCTTTAAGTATCTCTGCTTTCTTTAGCTCTGCAAAATGACCATCTTGCATGAAATCATATTGAATATGCTCTTTCATGTTAGACCAATCTTCTAATGTTATAATACCTTTTAAAATTAATTGTGTTTTAAGAACATCAGTAAAGAGTGGAGTAAATTTCTTTCTTAATCTTTGAACAAACTTTGTAAATTTAAGTTCATCTCTAGTAATCTCTGTTGAACGGCCAAGACTAAAATTGTTCTCTGCTTCCATACGAGATACTGGAACATTTAATGCACGATAAAGTTTGTTTTGAAAATACTTGATGTCATCTATTTCACCAAGATTAGAACCGCCTGGTAGTGTAGTAATTTCTGTTCCTCTACCACCCTCTCGTCTTGGCAACCAAAAATCTTCTAGCATAGACATATGACTTCTATCATCTCTTATCTCACCAGTTGATGCATCATAAACCAACTTATTACGATAACGATTCATTACATCTTTTAGATATTGTTCTGCTTTAATCTTTGGTAAATTACCAACATCAATATAAAATATTCTTCTTTCTGGAGCTCTTGATATTCTGTATATAACAACAGAATCCTCAATCATTCGTAGTTGATTAACTGGTTTGATTGCTTTGTGAAGATAAGATAAAACATTACCTTTGTTTTGATCTACTAAACCAGATGGGCAATATGTAATACTGTCAGGTGATATTCTTATACCCTCTGATGTTCCATAGTTTACAAGACCTTTTTCATTGTAAAGATAATATTCTTCTACTTTTTTAATTAAGTCAGCACCACTATTAGATTTAGCATCTTTTTGAATACTTCTAACTTTTCTAATTTTACGAGGATCAATATATCTTAATTCTTGCACACCAGCTTTAGGATTGTTTTTGTTAATTACTTTATGATAAAATAGTCTACCATCAACATACCATCTACGAAATATGTCATGTCCTTTTACATCAAAATCAAGAAGTTGTAATACATGATTAAATTCTTCTTGTATTCTTTTTTTAATATTATTAGGATATGGTAATCTATCTAAAACAATAGAAACAGACTGGTCTTTTTCATCAGACACAATGCCTTCATTTACAATGTCCTCTATTGCAGAGTCACATTCTGGTTGCTGTGAAATGTCACGATATCTGCGAACTAAATCTTGTTCAGTTCTTTCTCTACCATCTGTATTTAAGACTTGCCCAAAAAAACCACCACCAGCAATATCTATCGTTCCGTCATCGCTAGATGGGGGAGTGAATTTGTCACTCCCCTTTTGGTCTTTTATTCTTTCAAACTTGAATCCAAACAATTCTGCCATTATCTTATATCTCCTAATTCGTACTACTATTTAGTAGTGTTAAATTAGAAACTTACACCAGATGGCTCAAAGTGTTGGTATCTCCAAGTAACTTCAAATGTTTCTAACTCAGTTGCTTCTGCACTTGATAATTCAACTGCTGCAACAGTTAATGGATAACAAGCTCTAAAGATATAAGTTTTTAAAACTGTATCATCTCTATCTAGTTGCTCAACAAATACATCAGTTTGATAATCAGCAGGAGCAGTAACACCAGTATTATTTGCATAATCATTAATACCATTCTGCCATCTTTCCATTGCGTTTCTTATCATAAAGTCAGTATCATTATAGAATGTGGTAGTCCAAGTTTCAGGAGCTGGCCTATCACCAGAAACATAAATGTTTCTTCCTCTAAATGGAACTGCAATCTCACCTAATGTTGATGCAGGCAATTGTGATGCTGTGCAAAGAAAAGAAGTTCTACGAACATCAAGTCCTATTGCAATACCTGATGGTGGAGTAATTGTCACTCTAAATTGATTGGCTCTTGCACCACCACCGATTAAGTTTGCTTTAAAATCGTCTATATTTGCCATGATTAACCTCCTACCTCAGAAAATGCAACTCCAGTTCTTGTTGCAATGAAGTTAAGTGATATAAAGTTAATTGAACGAGCAGGTTTGACAAAAATATCTGCAACAAACTCATTTCTGTCTATGACTTCACCAGTATTATTGGTTGCATCACATTTCACAGAAAAATCTTGTATACCTCGTCTACCTTGAACATCTCTTAAGAAAGGTTCAACTAAGTTTCTAAACTGTGCTCTTGTAAACTCATCATTGAACTCAAAGAGTTGGAACTTAGCCGCAGTTGCAATTGCCTTTTCAAGAACCAAGAATAATCTTCTAACATTGATTCTATCAAACGCACTTGGTTTTGCAAGTGCAGTTTTATCACCAAAGAGTGTTACACCTTGGCCTGGAAAGTTAACAACAGGGTTAACTCTTGCACGATAAAGAACATCTCTGTTTGCTTTAGTTGGATTGTATGATAGTTTGATTGCGTTTCTAACTCTACCACGATTAAAACCAGCTGGAGAGAACCATGCGTCTTGAACTAAATCAGTATTTGCACAAAGTCCAGCAGTATCACCATTCAATGGTACGAATCTAAACACATCATTATACTTATCAAATTGATACTTATATCCACTATCAAACACTACATAAGAAGATGATGGACATAAATCAAATGCAGTTTTAACATTTTCTGTTGCAGTTACATTTGAAGTAACACCTACTGTTGCAGAGCGATAAGGTGAAACAAATGCAACACAATCTTTTCTTGTTTCTACAAGTGCAGTTAACATTGTTACATGAGTATCTTGTGATGAACTAGTATCAGCTGCACCTCCACCTTTACCACCAAGAATTAAATTAACATCTTCTGATTCAGTATCTTCAAACTTATCATATGCAAGTTCTAATTCACCAGCTGTCACTGCGTAATCGTCAGTACCACCTGATAATGAATCTATGGTAATTGTATCAACATCTGTATATGTACTTGTTGTGTCAGTTCCCCAATTAGTACCAGCAGATATGTGGTCAGTCCAGTAAATAAATTCTGATTGTCTGAAAATAACATCTGCATAGTAAATAGAATCACCTTGTGGTGATTTTGCATTTGGATTCTTTGACATACGAGCAAATGTTTCTATAACTGCTTCTGTTCTTTTTCCATTTGCTTGAAAATCTGCACCAGTAATATCGCCTGTTGTATCATAAACAACAACATGCATTTCATCATTAGAACCACGAGCTTGATCTGTTGCGTATTGTGATGTGCCTGGAGCACCATCAAATAAATCGTAAAACTCCCATCTTCTCTTGATGTAAGAATTATCTGGAACTATATTTTGTAATCCAGCACCATTTGGATCGTCTTTTAATTTAATTGTTAATACATTTGTGCTAGTGTTAATTGCAGTTACTTGATATTCATTTCGGTCATCTACTGGTGTTGCAGCTGCAGAGTCAGAGTAGAAAGAGATTAAATCTCCAACATTAAATGTTTCACCAGATGCATCAACATCGTCTACTGCAATTTCAGTAGCACCAACTGCATCTTCACCTACTGTTAAAACACTACCTGATGTAATTTGTTCGTATGCATCTGCTTCTGCACAAATTTGAACACCTATTGAATTACCCCATGTTCCAGCTGACCTTGCAGCCCATTCTCCATGTGAGCCTTGTCCAGTTGAAAAACTTGCAAGATAATGATCGTCATCACGAATGAGAATACCAGAGTTTGCACCAGCATTTAAAATTCCTGATTCTACACGAACAACTTTAAGTGAATCTGTGTATGATAGAAAACTAGATGCTGTAAACCAGTTTTCAAACTGATTACTATCTGTTTTTGGTTTACCAAATATTTTTACTAATTCTTCTTCTGAGGTAATATTTACCACAGTAGAAACTGGCCCTTTCTCAAAGGCTGAGGCAATTGCACCTATTGAAGTTGCAACTGCTGGTACGACATTCGTTAAATCTATTTCTTTAACTTGAACGCCAGGAGAAACTAAAAATGCCATGACTTTACTCCCTATAAATTATTATTTTTAAATATTTATAAAAAATCACTTTCTAATATAATTCATTTATAATCAAAAGTTATAAATATGGTTATGAAAACACATTATGAAAAATATAAATCAACAATTAAAAAAGTTGCAAGACGACACAGATTGTTAAAAGATAAATGGATAACAGATTATCTTATGACTAATTCTTGCTATGTCTGTGGTGAATCTGAACTTATATGCTTACAATTTTATCCTGACGATAGAAAAATAAGAGCATTATCTAAAAAGTCTAATGATAAAAAAGATGTAATTAAGTATATAGAAAAAAATAAAATTGTATGTAGAAATTGCTTTCAAAAATTAGATTCAGATATAATTACCAGTTAGTATCATATTTTCTAACAACAGGCGACCAGCGAGTTCCATATTCATCAGTCATTTGTCCAACATTATCGTCCTCTAATCCATCAACAACAAATCCAAATGGAGCCATGTCTTGCTCTAACTGGTCTTGCTGTTCACGATACATTTGTTTTCTAATATCACTATCAGTTAGTTCTTTAAAGTATGTTTGGTCTGTTGCCCAACCAAATAAGAATAAGCACGCAACTAAATCATCTGTGCAGCCATCGTCTGCTTCAAAAGAACTACCTTTAACAATAAATGTAGATAGTTCACTAATTAAATCATAATCTTCCACAATTATTTTACTATCTTCTAGCATTTGTTTTAAATTAGAGCAACCTATTTTTTTAACTGCTTTTGTAGTTCTAACACCTAGTTGGACTTTTCCACCAGAAAAACCAGTTCCCATAACTTGTCCAGAGCGTCCACGCATAGATGCCATAATTAAGTTTTCATATTCTAAATCATATTGCAATGCGTTTGCAACTTGCTCACCTATGTCATTTACTTCAACTAAAACAAAAGCTTCATTGTATGCTTTTGCAACATGATATATTTTTTGTGGAAATAATAAAGGTTTGATTTCATTATCTCTAAACTTTGCAACGATACGATATGGAACTTGTGAAACATCAAATACAATATATGCAGAGTAATCATTTGATGTTCCTCTTGATACATCTGCAACTATTAAATATGTTTTATCTTTTTGTGGATTCTCGTATATGTCAAGTCCAGCATTTGACTTTATTGGACTTCTATATGCAAGTGTTTTAAGTTTACTTGGATTAATTAGAGTGTTGATTGAGCCAAGAAACTGACACTCAAACTCAGTGTTAAATTGTGATTCTGATGTATTTTTAATTGTTTCTTGCTTCCATTTTTCATCACGGCCAGGCACTTCACTCCAATGCACCTCTATTGGAATATATGAGTTTCTTTTTTCTTCTGCATCTATCCATAGTTTATAAAACATATTCATACCATGTGGTGTAGATACAATCATTACCTTTGTTGTTTTACCAGATGATATTGTAGGATATACAGAGCTAAAGAATTGCTCTGCGACATTAGATGGAACATATGCAAACTCGTCTAAGAATATGATGTTATACGAGCCACCACGAACTGCACTTGCAGATGTTGATGATGCGAGTATTTTAGAACCATTCTCTAACTCCAGAGAACCTTTATTCCATGACATAACTCCTTGCTGTAACCATTTAGGTAAGTGCTCATATGCAAGTTGTAATCGTCCTAATAAATCTCTTGCAGTTGCAGCTTTGTTTGCAAGTATTGCTACATTAACTGAGTCATTAAATAACACATAATGCAGTAAATATGATATGATTGTTGTTGATTTACCTGATTGTCTTGGAAGTTTACAAATAGTAAAACGATTACTATGAAATGTTCCAATCATTTCTTTCTGAAAATCGTATAATTTAAATGGAACTAAACCCTCATCAAGAGAAACAATTTTCACATAATTCTGTATGAAATACATAGGGTCTTTCATACATTGTGCAAATTCTTTTACTTGTTTTTCTGTCCATTGAACAGAAACATTTGCACGCTTTAAATTGGGATTACCTAGATAATTATTTTCCATTCTTCAAACTCTCAATTGCTTCACGATTACTTACAATGTGTTTATCCTGATTGGCATCTATGAGTGCTTGAAGTTTTTCTGCTTTTTCTTTGTCAGTATCTAAATGTAATTCTGAATTAATTATTTTTTCTATTTTTAATACATGTATTCTTTCATTTGGAACATATCTCCAGATATATCCTTTTTCAGAATAAACACCAAATACAGTTTCACTTATACCAATTTTTATGATAACTGCATCATTACCCTCAAGAAGAACTTTATCTCCCTCATTAAATGCTGGATTCATTTTAAATTTTATACCTTTTGCAAGGCCAGTTGCAATATCTTTCACCCAAATTGCAATAATAAAACTAATTAATATTCCAACCCAAGGCAGTATAAACTCAGTCAGTTGTAATGTCTGTGCTTCCATGTCCATCTGTTTTTCCTTTTAACATCTTTTGTAACTCAGCAGTTGAACCCACAAACAATGCGTTAGTAACATTTTTAGGTGCAGTATTAGGAACTTCTTTGAGTCTTTTCATCTTTTCTTGCAGCTCACCAAGTTTCTCTGTAACCTCTGCAACCTGTTTAATTAAATTACCAGCTACCTCATAGGTGCGTGGATGCTCTGATTCTTTTGCAATTTCAAGAATACCCTCAATTGCATCTTGCCCTCTCTCTACCAAATTGTAAAAATTTTCTCTCTGATATTTGTAGTCTGCATCAACATCTTCTAATTTATCTGATGGCCTTTTAACAATTACTTTTGTTTTTGCACCCTTAAGTTCTTGTTCAACAGGGTCAAGAACACCAAGAGTTTCATCAAGAACATCAGCTGCAGTTTTCATTACTTATCAGTTCCACTTTCAGAATCAAAATTCTTTGCGTCTTGGAAGAAAGATGTTGTTTCATTAAACCCAAAATCATCATCTGCATCAGCAGTAAATGGTTTTGGTGCAACTGTGTATCGTTGCTCTCTTTTAGGTGCATTATCTTGAATATCTGTATACTGGTCAACTTGTACTGTCTTAATAACTTTCTGTGAAGTAACTGGGCCATATAAGTAAAACTTAGTTGTAAATGCTAAAGTGTAAATGATTGCTCGTCTTTCACCATACTCACCACGATAGTTGTCCTCATATGAAACACTATTTAAAATAATAGGAACATCTCTTGCTATTCCCATATCTGTCATATCTTTAATTGTAAGAGTATAATCTGGCTGAAAGTATGGTAATATTTGTTCAACAACTTGTAATGCATCATCAGACTGCTTTGCCATTGCATACAATTCAATATCTAAATTATACGGAACGGGCATATACTGAGAATCTAATTTATTAGACGCTGATGATGAACTTTTTACTTTTTTAAATCTTTGCACACGATTCAATTTTCTTGATGGGTCATATGTAAGATTTTGTATTTCAAATCCTAATCTTGGTAAAGTGATTGCAACTTTAGTATCAAGGCTTGCATCTGCATCTAATCTTGTTAGCCATTTTTGCCTTGGCCCATACGCAAGTGGTACTTTCATAGTTTGAATAATATTTCCACTATTATTTTTACGAACCAAATGTATATTGTTAAATAAAGTACCAAATGCAACAATAACATTTCGCATGGTTTCATGGTAGAACTGCTGCCCTAACATAATATCATCTCCTTTTTCTTCATAGCATATCTCTCACGCCTTATGTTCCTCCAGCATCACCAAATGGGTTACTCTCTGAAAAGTCTAAAACATTATCGTCTAGTTGGTCAAAGAGTTCATTTTGTGCCGTTTTATCTATATTTGATGTGTCTGTACTGCTACCACCTACTATATATGTTTCTTGTAAGAGGTATGCATCATTACCGCTATCAGCTGCGTTTTCAAGTAATATGTTTATACCAACTGAAGTTTCATCATCTTCACCAATGACATTATCACCAGCGTTTGATCCAGTTCCATCAGTTCCATCAAGTAATAGTAATCCATCTTCGTTTGCAGCGTGCAATATTCTGATGTTTTCATTAACTGCACTTGATTGCTCTAATGTAAACTGATGCTCACCAACATCAGTTGTAAGTGTTGCTTCAATGTTATCAACCTCTGTGATACCAGTATCAATTCTTTCCTGACTGTATTCAAACTGCTGGCATCTAAGTTTATAAACAGGATTGTTGTCAAGTTGATGAAA